CGGGCAGGACACTCAACGGAGTGTCGGCCACTGGCCCGCAAGGGGGTGAGGTAAGGTGCCTAGTCACTTGAGGACTAGACGTGCACATGTGGGGCAAACTTAGGCCTGGAATCAGGCCACTGTGACTGCTTAGGCAGCCAACTCAGAGAGGAGTGCCATGGCACTTAGCAGAGCATCTTTGTGCTCCGCAATCCAACCGACTGCGCCTTTGCCAGCGTCGAGGGCCTTGTTCGCATATTCTTTGAACAAGTTCTCATGCTCGGGGTTACAGCTAGCTGCTGGGACAGCAAGAAGGATGGACCTCATGATCTGATATTGCTCAGTCCACACGGGCGTCAGCTTCTTCTCAAAGAGTTGTTTCTTGGAATTAAACTCAACAACCCAATGAGCCTGGATCTCTGCTGACGATTGAGCCGACCATCCGTTCAATTGGGCGAACAGATATTCTGACTCAGAGTACACTTTAACAAGTTTGTTGGGTTGGTCCGCACTCGTCTCACTAATCTCACTAGGCATCCACCAGGTGTATGTGCCATACTTAGCCTGGCCTATGTATCGCCTATCGTCTGTGAGCTGCGAAAGGTCGTTCGCTCCACCTGTCCATGGGTTGAAGCTGTTCGGCACTCGTCCAGACATGATGTTGCCACCATTGTAGAGATCAGAGGAAGTGTTCTTGATCAGCAATGCCAAACCAACCACTCGTCCATACTCCACTTCGAGCTCCTCTACGGCCTGCTCAAAGGGTGGTGACATGGTGTATGCAGCATTGGTGGTGATCTGTGTAAGAGGAAGACCAACTGCGAACTTGAAAATCATTCCAGTCGAAGCTGCGGTGGCGCTCCAAGCGATGGCAACTGCATTCGCTGGTAAATTCACGGAGCGCGTTGTGACGATGCTCTCCTCAAGAGTCACATCATTGAGAAGGATCCAAGCGCCACCTGCGATTTTATAGTACATAGACAGCACGTGTGGGACGCCTTTCTTCTTTGTTGCATCTTCCACGCAGTATGTCATAGTTTGTGCCACGGGATTTGGTACAATGTTGAACCCGTACTTAGTAGAAGCTGCTGAGTCGACAATGGCATCACTTACGGACGTCGCGGTGGAATCAACCCCAAGGTTTGTGCAACCCAGGGACCACTCTTGTTGGCCACGCATTGTTCCAGCAGAGTCAAACTCCACTCTGTCGGAACGGAGGGTGACGGGACCGAGGGCTGCTGCTGGGAGCGTGATAGCGACGGAGGATGTGTGGTAACAAGGTCGAAAAAGATCTGGGAACATAACCACACTGAAGCCATTAGGGTGCGTGGCTCCGGTGATGTTGAACGTCCGAGAGAAATGTCGGACACACATCGCTGCTGGGGTTTGTGATGCCTGCAGAACAAAGTCAGAACCCGAAAACTCAGGTAACATCATTTGCATCGCTTGTCTCCGTTGGATGCCAGAGAAAAGTTTTGAGACTCGCATATTTGGCTCCAAGTTGAGGTATGCTGCATTGCTGCTGCCAACTGGATGCAATCTCGGAACAAGTGCTGCACTGTTGTTCTTTCGCTTCCTCGCTTTTCTCTTGCCTTTAGATTTAGTCGTTGTCGTTGTTTGTCGCGAATTCGCAATTACCCGGCGGGGGAGAGGAACATTTCTGTTGGATTGGGACATGCCCCAACTGAATAAGCAAGATAGTCATAAGAGGTCCCGCGAGCAGATGAGACGGACAACACGACGCAATTCGTCGGTGGTGTCCACCGGCTCCATCCACTCCCACCTCTTGACTCGATCCTCCAACATCTGAAATTCACTCAATGTTATACCGTAGAAGCGACAAAAGTCATCTCTCGAGTGATAATGTTCCTGTTCACTGGACCCACGGCGCCAGTGCATCAACTCATAAGCCTCGTCACTATCCCAATGGAGCTTAGGATATTTACCCAGAGCGGGGGCAGTGACCTCCATCACTCTTTTACACAAAGAGTTAATGATGGGGACATGGGATGAGAGAGAAAGAAGCCCCTCCGCCATCCTGTATGAGTAGATTTTGCGTTTGTCTTCATTCACAATCTGCCGATCTGTGAAGAAGAACCGGGATAATATGCGCCCTGGTTTGGGTGCGAAAACACGAACTCCCCTCCCAGACAGCCAGGGGCGGGACTGAAGAAAATCAACATCCAGAAGCTGGTCGTTTGTTGCTTCTGACATTGTCGGGGTGAAACCAAAGTCTGAGAAGGCCGCTTCGATATCATTAGGTTGATTCTCTAAAGCATAGATTGTGGCTTGGAGAATGGTCAAAGAATTGAACGTTATAGTGACGCCATCCCCAGAGGCCATAGTGCCAAGGACACGGAGCTGCGCAGCGCGACTGTTGTACACTTTAAGGTCACCATTCAGACCCTGCTGTTCCTCGAAGACATCCCGAACATGCCTTGGCAGCATGTCTGATAATTGCAAAGCATCAACGAGTCTCCAGGAGCAAGCAAAGTGTGCTGGTCTCTGCGTCATGTCGTACCGACTCAAATCAATATTTACAAAAGTGAGGCTCCGACCACTGTCACGCACAATCAGAATGTCATCGCCTTGAACCGCAATGGCATAGGGCCAAATCTGATTTTGCACAGCGTAGCAGACATTCTCAAACCAGTAGGAGAGTTGGAGTGGCGTGTGGCCAGGATTGTAGAAGAACCTACCTTCAAAGCCATACGTGAGCGACTTATTGAGGTGGTTACACCACGGACCGCAATCGACTCTGAGAGCCTCCTCTGGGACTGATATACCGCGTGGATCTAGTTTGACTTCTTGCGCGCCTTCCACACCGACCGGAGAAGGGAGAGCTTTGTGCCCAATAAACTCGATCTTGTCAAACTCCTCAACATCCATAACAGATTTCTCTGACTTAACGAAACAGTCATATTGTGGGTTGAGCCGATGCCCAATCTTCCATGCGCGGATCATTTTCTCACCTTTTGCGACGGGGAAACGTTTAACCCACTGGTTGTGTGTCACAAGCACCTGTGTGTTTGAGGTGTAGTTTCCAATGAGGATTGGGTGAGTGGTTGGTAAGTCATGCAAGATATTGCGGTCTATCTCGTCCGTGACGCGGTTCCACTCCTCTTCAACATCCTCGTTGGGGTCCATTCTCTGCGCTATCCCAGCCGGGATACCGCCCATTCTCTTTGTCATTGCCCTACGCACATTGTGATAGCAACCGGAGAACTTGAACACATGATACGCGAGACAAAAAGGCCCTATCCGAGAGAATGGTTGTGAGGGACGACACTGGTGCGGTTGTGGGTGCGGCGTGAACGTGGCCCCAGGTCGAGTGGCACCTGGTGCAAGAAACTCAGTGCAGATGGACGCTACTCGCTCCTTATTGCCAAGCGTTGCACCTCTAAGCATACCAAGGCTTGAGGACACGATGCTGGTTGGTTGCTGGTGGCGACGCGCCCACCATAGACCGAGAGCCGCGACCAGTGCTGCCACGCCTGTGATTGTTGCAAACCATTTCCGACCTAGAAAAGCCGCTGCGGTTGGGGTGACTGGTTTTCCTTTTTGTTGTTTCAAGGTGAAATCATACTGGAAAATACCCCCTCCTGCCCACACAACCACAAAATTGTACAAGCAATGACAAACGATCCTGTTCGGTAAATTCAACCCTCCTATCGCAATGTGCATAAGGAGAGCAGCGGTGCCGCCAATCACAGAGATTCGGGTTCCAACAGGAGACATGGGTACCCAGTCGCCTGCTGGGAGATTTTCT